GCCGCGCCTAAGCTGGAGCAAGCGGGGCTGTGCTACGATGCCTATTATCAGATGCTCAGCAAAGACTCCGAACTGAGCCAGCTGAGCAAGAAACGGCGCACAGACATCTACATTGCGAACAGCAACACGAGCGCCAAGCCGCTGGCGTTTTCCGCCAAAAAGTCGGACGGCCTCAATGTCAGCCTGTGCGTGGCCGATGAGGTCGCCAGCTGGCCCGGTGATGCTGGGCTGAAATTCTACGAGGTCATCAAGTCGAGTTTTGGCGCGCGCACACAGCCCATGCTGCTGGCGATCAGCACGGCGGGCTATGTGAACGAGGGCATCTATGATGAACTGATAAAGCGTGCCACCCGCTTTTTGCTGGGTGATTCCAAAGAGACGCGCCTTGCGCCGTTTCTCTACATGATCGATGACCCGGCCAAGTGGAACGATATCAACGAGCTTGCGAAAGCCAACCCTAACCTGGGCGTGAGTATCAGTGTCAGCTACCTGCTGGAGGAGATCGCCATTGCCGAGGGTAGCTTGTCTAAGCGGGCCGAGTTTTTAACAAAATACTGCAACATCAAGCAAAACTCCAGCCTTGCCTGGTTGTCCGCCGATGTTGTGGAGCGCGCCTGCGGCACGCACATCGACCCGGCTGACTTCAAGAACTGCTACTGCGTGGGCGGCATCGACTTGAGCCGCACAACCGATTTGACCGCCTGCGTGGCGATCATTGAGAAAAACGGCAAGCTGAATGTGCTGGCGCATTTCTTCCTCCCCGCCGAGAAGCTGCAAGAGGCCACCGAGCGGGACGGACTGCCTTATGCGGCGTATGTACAGCGCGGCATCCTCACGCTGAGCGGTGATAATTTTGTTGACTATCACGATTGCTACAACTGGTTCAGGACACTGATAGAGCAGTATAAAATTTATCCTTTGCAGGTCGGCTATGACCGATACACGGCCCAGTATCTTGTGCAGGATATGAAGCAATACGGATTCCACATGGACGATGTATTCCAGGGGTTCAACCTGACGCCGGTGATCCGAGAGGTTGAGGGGCTGCTGAAAGACGGCACCATCAACATCGGGGACAACGACCTGTTAAAAGTGCATCTGCTGAACACGGCGCTGAAAGTCGAAAACGACAGCGGCAGATGCAAACTTGTGAAAATGAGCGCCGCCGACCACATTGATGGCTGCGCCGCGCTCATGGATGGGATGACGGTGCGGCAGAAATGGTGCGCCGAAATCGGCGGCCAGTTAAAGAACGCGGGGTGATGAGCATGGGACTGTTTCAATCAATTTTCGGTAAGATAGCCGCCAAGAGCCTCGCGTCTGGATTCTGGACGACACTGGACGGCTACACGCCCAGCTTTTTGACCTGGGGCGGCGAGTTGTATGAGAGCGAGATCGTGCGCGCCGCGATCCACGCCACGGCCACCCACGCCAGCAAGCTGAGCGTCACCGTGCAGGGACCGGCAAACCCGAAATTGCAGACCCGCCTGCGCCAGGGGCCGAATGAGTGGCAGACCTGGGGGCAATTCCTGTACAGGCTTTGCACGATCTTGGAGGTGCAAAACACCGCCTTTATTGTGCCGGTCATCAATGAGTTTGGTGAGACCGTTGGCATGTTCCCCGTGCTGCCGTCCAGCTGTGAAATCGTGCAGTATGGGGCCGCGCCCTGGCTGCGCTACACATTCCGCAGCGGCCAGACCGCCGCCATTGAAATGGCGCGGTGCGGCATTATGACAAAATTCCAGTACAAGAGCGATATTTTCGGCGAGAACAACCACGCGCTGACGCCCACGATGGATCTGGTAAACCTGCAAAACCAAGGCATTGCCGAGGCCGTCAAAAACGGCGCGACCTTCCGCTTTGCAGCCAAGATGAACAACTTCTCCAGCGATGAGGATTTGAAAAAAGAGCGTAAGCGATTCAGCCGGGAAAACCTGCAAGGCGAGGGCGGCGGCATTCTGCTGTTCCCCAACACCTACACGGACATCAAGCAGCTGGAGGCTAAGCCCTATGTTGTGGCAGCCGATGAGATGGAGCGCATCAACACCAATGTGTTCAACTACTTCGGCACCAACGAGGATGTGCTGCAAAACCGCGCCTACGGCGACGCCTGGAGCGCGTTCTATGAGGGTAAAATCGAGCCGTTTTCCATCCAGTTCAGCGAGGTCGCCACAAAAATGCTGTTTACTGAGCGCGAACGCGCGGGCGGCACGCTGCTGATGGCGACAGCCAACCGGCTGCAATACATGAGCAACACCGAAAAACTGAACGTATCGGCCCAGATGGCAGACCGCGGCATTATGAACCGCGATGAAATCCGCGAAATTTGGAACTTGCCACCCCTGCCGAACGGGCAGGGGCAAGCGTACACGATACGCGGCGAGTATTACCTGCTGGGCAGCGATGGCAGCGTGACAAAGAAAGGAGACGACCTAACCAGTGGAAAGTAATGAGAAATTGTTGAAAAAGTTGAACAATGGCCGGGAATACCGCGCCATGCGGCTGGAGGTCCGAACCGCTGACCCCGCCGCGCCGGACTCCAAGCAGGAAGTGGAGGGCTACGCCTGTACGTTCAACCAGCCCTATTTGCTGTATGAGTACAGGGGCGACAGCGGCACCTCCTACCGCATCATGGAGCAGATCGACCCGCACGCTTTTGATGACTGCGACATGGATGATGTCATCATGCAGTACGACCATGAGGGCCGCGTCTTTGCCCGAACCAAAAACGGCACGTTGGCCCTGGCCGCTGACAGCGCCGGTCTGAAAGTGACTGCAGATCTGGGCGGCACCGAGATTGGGCGGCAGCTGTTTGCCGAAATCAAGGGCGGCTACACCGATAAGATGTCGTTTGGCTTTACCGTGGCCGAGGATAAGCGTGAGACCACCCGCGATTTGGAAAACAACACCGTGACCGTGAACCGCACGATCACCAAGATCAAGAAACTGTACGATGTGAGCGCCGTGAGCCTACCGGCCAACGATGCTACATCGATCAGTGCCCGAAAATTCCTTGACGGAGAGATCGAGAGAATTAAAGCGGAGAGACTGCAAAGGGCGGATACCGCAACAAAAATCAAACTGAAACTTTTGGGAGTGTGAACCATGAAAAAGAAAACCAGTGAAATGACCATTGCGGAGCTGCGCGCCCGCGCCGCCGAAATCCGCACCGAGGTCAACGCCGAGGGTGCCGACCTGGATGCCTTGGAGGCCGAGGCCGATGAGATCGGCCAGCGCATCGCGCAGTATGAGACCGAGCAGCGCCGCCTCGGCATTGCCGCCAAGGTTGCGGACGGTGCCGGTGCGCCCCAGGACAACCCCACCGCCCACACCGATGCCCAGACCCGCGCCCAGCAGTTCAAAGAGAACCGCCGCGCCGTCCTGGGCGTGGAGGAGACCCGCGCCGTCCTGGTGAGCGGCGGTAAGCTGGCAACCCCCACCGAGGTCAACACCGAAATTCAGGACCGCGTTGGTGTCGGCGTATCCAGCATCATCGATATGGTGTGGGTCGATGACTGCTCCGGTATGTCCACCGACCGCATCCCCTACGTCAAGCAGGATGCCGACGCTGCCGCCGATCAGACCGAGGGTGCTGCTGCCACCACCAAAGAGGCCACCTACGACTACATCGACATCACGCCCAAGTCGGAGGCGGTTCTGAGCCAGATCAGCAAGCAGGCCAAGAAGCAGACCCCCGTGAACTACTTCGCCAAGTGCCGCGCTCAGGCCCTGCTCAGCTTGCGCAAGAAAGCATCCGTTATTGTGACCGATGCGCTTAAAGCCAGCAAGCTCGTGAACACCATCGACGCCACGCTGGACAGCACTAAGAAAGGCGCCATCAACGAGAAAACCCTGCGCAATCTGACGCTGAACTACGGCGGCGATGAGGCCGTTGAGGGCGAGGCAGTCCTGTTCCTGAACAAGAAGGATCTGATTGCCTTTGGCGATGTGCGCGGCACCAACGAGAAAAAGGCTGTCTACGAGATCACCCCGGATTCTGCCAACCCCAACACCGGCATCATCAAGGAGGGCGGCCTGAGCGTGCGCTACTGCCTCAACAAGAACCTGACCGCCTGTGCCGGTACGGCCCAGACCGCCAAGGCACAGCCCACCATGTTCTACGGTGTGCCGCGCTGCCTCAAGCTGGATCTGTTCAGTGACTACGAGATCGCCGTCTCCGATGACTTCGCTTTTGACAAGCTGCTGTCCACTATCCGCGGCGACGTGGAGATGGGCGCGGATGTGGTCGTTCCCGGCGGCTTCGTTGCGCTGACGATTGCTGCCAACGCTTGATAGGAGGCTGTGACCCATGGCTGACAACGACCTGCTGTCCAAAGTGACGGTAGCGCTGCGCCGGTCTGATATGCCGGAGGAGCTGACGCAGGAAGTGAGCGACCTGGTGGATGCGGCCCTGGCTGACCTGAAACAGGCCGGTGTGTCCAACCTGGACACGCAGGACCCGCTGATCCGCCGTGCCGTCATCACCTACTGCCGCGCCAACTTCTGGCCAACCGGAGACTACGATAAGCTGAAAGCCTCCTACGATGAGCAGAAGGCGCAGCTGCGAATGACGACCAACTACACAGACTGGCCCGACGCATGAGCGCTGTGCTGTGATGCACCGCCGGAGTGCCTTGCGCCCTCCGGCGGCATTTTTGTTAGGAGCAACTATGTACTGGACAGAAGAAATCACCCTGATGCAAGACGAACCCGAAAAGAAGCAGGGCGTGCTGGTCCATTCCTACACCGCTGTGCGTAAGGTCTACGGAGAGCGCAAGTCTGTAGGGTGGCGGGAATTTTTTGCGGCAGAAGCGGCAGGCACCACACTGAGCGCCGTTTTTGTGCTGCACGCTGACGAGTACAACGGAGAGCGCGTGCTGTTGTGGAAGGGCAGCCTGTACAGTGTGCAGCGTGCCTATGAGACCGGAAGCACGGTCGAGCTGACCGTCAGTGACCTGCCCCAGACAAAAGGAGACCCGCCGTGAGGATGAATCTGGTGTGGAGTGATGAACTTACAGAGCAGCTGGCGAGGATGGCAGACCTGGACGCGATTGCTCCGGAAATGCTGACCGCCGCGGCCCCGATTGCAACGGACGCACTGAAACAACGTGTCCGGCAGCACCGCAGCAGCCGCGCAGACAAACACCTGGAGGACAGCGTGCGTGCTGGCAAACCAAAAAAGCGCAAGAAGGGCGGCTACGGCCTGGAGGTGAGCTTCAGCGGGTACGATACAGGCCACGGTTCAAGCCCGAAATATAAGGACAAAACCGCCCAGATGCAGAAGGCGGTATCACTGGAATACGGCTCTGCCAAGCAGGCTGCGCAGCCATTTTTGGACCAGGCTGCCAGCAGCTGTGAAAATGCCGTCAGTGCGGCCATGCAGGATGTGCTGCGCAGAAAGGGAAAACTATGACCGGAATCGACGCGGCCCTGGCCGCATTGGAGACCGTGTGCAGCAGCGTGTCCTTTGTGAAAAACGAGGACGACCCACTGCCGGACAGCTATGTGGTGCTGAGTGTGCTGGATGATACGCCGGAAATCTACGCCGGTGACCGGGACGAGCAGCAGCATCTAAAGCTGCGTGCTGCCTGGTATGCCAGGGAACTGCCCCAGGTGCGTGCGCGGTGTATGCGCAACGCCCTGAGAAAAGCCGGTTTTATCATTGGCTCTACTGAGTACGGCTATGATAACGAGACAAAACATCATATTGCATACGTTGAGGCGGAGACCGACGACGGCTGCGATTGGAACGAAAGCGAGGAATAAATTATGGCATATATCGGACTGCCTTACTACGGCTACTGCCCTATCACGGTAACGACCAACGATGACGGCACCGAGACGGAAAGCCTGGGCACTGGTAAAATCACCCGCGCAGTCATCAGCTATGCGGGCGAGAATGACAGCGACAGCAGCGAGCTGTGGGCCGGTGACCGCCGCGAACAGCGTGACAGCGGCTCGCCGTCGGCCAAGCTGACCATTGACCGCAGCTTCCTGAGTCTGGAAGATGAGGCCGAGCTTGGCGGCCACCACTACGACGCCAGCACCAAGACCCTGGAACGCAAGGAGACCGACACGCCCGCCATTGTGCGCGTTGCCTCCCTTGGCAAGCTGAAAACCCCGGAACGAAAGCTGGTCTACCGCCTGATCGGGTATTACCGCGCCAGCTTTGACCCGGTGAGCGACACCCTGAACACGGCCACCAAGAGTGTGTCCTACGGTACCACAAAACTCAACGGCGCTGCCGAGTGCAACTGCGACGGCGACTTTGAGAAAAAGCAGGAATTTGATGACTACGCCAAGGCGCTGGCCGGGCTGAAAGCCTTCCTGAACATCAAGGAGTGATACCATGGCAGAAATTGTATTGCGCGGGCGCAGATACCCTGCCCTGTTCGATTTGCAGAACGTGAAGGAACTTCAGGAGCACTTTGGTGACCTGAAGGTCGTAGCCGAGAAGCTGAACGACCCCGAGGAAGCCGCCTACATCATCTGGCTGCTGGTGCGCGAGGGCGTGGAGCTGGATAACGAGGAACACCACCGGGACAATGAAGCGCCCAGTCTGGCTGTGGTCAAAAAGCTGATTTCCTTTGCCGATTTGCAGGGCGGCTTGGTTGCCAGCGTGGAAGATGCCTTTATGGAGTTTTACGGAAAAAACGGGTCAGGCCGTCAGGCGCTGCAGGCGGTGAAGACGATGCTGAGCGAATCTGGGTTGACGATGTCCCCGAGCGGCACCTTGACGGCGACCGAATCATAAATTTCCCCAGGCTGCAATACATCGCGGTGGGGCTGCTTGGGTATACGCGGCGAGAGACGCGATTTTTGAGTCTCAACGAGTTGCTTGAGCAATTTACAGAATACTGCGCCATGAATGGTATTGAACTGCCACAGGAAAGGGGGCTTGCAGATGTCGATGCCTAAAGCAGGTGTCAGCCTGGTCGTGGAAAATGACCAGCAATTCAAGGCGGCACTGAGCGAAGTAAACGCGGGCTTGAAGGTGAATAAGCAGCAGATGCAGCTTGTGACCGAACAGACCCGCGAAATGGACGACCGGCAGGCCGCCTTAAAGCAGCGGTACGAATCCGTGCAGCAGACGCTGCAGAGCTACCGGGATAAAGTGCAGGTGCTGCAGCAGGCCTACGAAAACAGCGCTCGGCGTGAGGGTGAGTCCAGTAAAACGACCATGCAGTGGCGAGCAAGCCTGATCAGTGCCCAGACAGAGGTTGCCAAGCAGGAAAACCTCCTGAAGGGACTGAGCGACCAGCAGGAGCGAACCAACAAGACCACCGCCAGTCTGGCGGATGTGGTCAACGGCCTAGCCAATGCGCTGGGAATCAGTCTGCCGCCCGGCTTGCAGACTGCAGTTGACAAGCTGGACGGCTTCTCTGCCAGCGGTGCAGCTGCCGTCACGGTGGTCGGCGGCCTGGCGGGAGCGCTGGCAAGCTCCACGATGGACATGAGCAAGACAGCAGATGATCTGCTGACGCTGTCTACGCAGACGAGCCTGACCACAGACCAGCTGCAGGAGTTTGAGTACGCCAGTGAGCTTGTAGATGTCAGCACGGACACGCTGCGCGGCAGTCTGGTGAAGCTGACCAACAATATGCAGACGGCGGCAACCGGGACAGGCTCTGCAGCCGAGGCGTTTAAAAAACTGCATGTAAAAGTGTCGGACAGCAGCGGGAAGCTCAAGGACAACTATGAGGTGTTTTTGAAAACCATTGACGCCTTGGGTAAGGTGAAAAATGAGACCGAGCGCGATGCGCTGGCGATGGATATCTTTGGCAGGTCGGCAACGGACCTGAACCCACTGATCGAGGCCGGCAGCGGCAGACTGAAAGAGCTTGCGGAGCAGGCACACGAGGTTGGCTACGTTGTCGATAATGAAACGCTGCAGAGCTTTGGTGAGCTGGATGATGCAATGCAGAAGTTGGACAAGCAGGGCGACGCCGTGAAGCGCAGCTTTGCGGAGGCGCTGCTGCCCATCATTACAGCGTTTGCCGAGGCCCTGAACGCTATCCCAACGCCAGTGCTGACGGCAGTTATCTCTATTACCAGCATCGCCACAGTAGTGCTGCTCGTGGTGAAGGCCATTAAAGAATTGCAGGGGCCGGTTGGAACCGTGAAAAGCATGATCGGCGGCGTTATGAGCTTTATGGATCCGCTGTATATAAAAATCATGCTGATCGTTGCCGGCATTACTGCGCTGGTGGCTGTGGTCGCTGTCCTGATCGGCAAAGGAAACGAAATCAACAGTGCCATGAGCGGCATATCCTCGGCTACAACAGGGACAATGCGCGCAGCCAACAGCAAGGTGCCGCAGTATGCCACCGGTACACGCAACGCGCGCGGCGGTATGGCACTGGTGGGCGAAAACGGCCCGGAGCTTGTGAACCTGCGCGGCGGAGAACGCATCTACACAAACGGTCAGACACGCAGCCTGCTGGGCGGCGACAGCATCAGCATCGGGCAGATCACCATTGATGCCAAGAATGTCAAGGAATTCAACGATATAGTGAATATCGCCAGGAATGAAGCCGTGAGTATGCGCCAGGGGGTGACGACGTGAAAACACATAGCTGGACTACCAGAAAGTATGCGACCAATTCTACAAACCCCAATGCCAGCTACCAGGCATTCCGCTGTTCCTGGCTATTCAGCACCGGGATGGGAAACACGAACCGTTACATTGGCTCCATGCAGGTGCGCGTTCCGGCATATGGAAATGGCAGCCATGAAGTCAAGCTGGCAGGCTATGCGCTGGGTAACAGTGAAGGTTCGAGCTATTATTCCGACACAAGCAGTGTGTGCGAGCAAAGCAATTTTCCCTACGGCGATTGCTGGTTTGCATTTGATTCGTTCAGCCAGACACGAAAAAAGAACGTCCTTGCATACGGCGTCTATGTTAATGCAGAAAAGGGATACAGCGATATCGGTGCCAGCCGTGGGGACGCACGAATCGAATGTGTCAGCTACCAGGGCGTTATCACACCGACAGGCCAGACACTAACCAGCGGCACCGTCGCACGGTACACAAAGTATCGACTGCAGTGGACTACAGACGCCGAGGATGATTTTGAGCGCAGGAACTCGACCTGCAAAATCATCATCACCGATCAGGACGGCGGAAACAGCCAGACCTATTCACTTAGCAATGGTGCGACATCCTTCGACCTGGATACCACCGCATGGTCAAGCGGCAGCGGTATTCGATGGCGCGTGCAGGTGGGGGCATACGGATCCGGAACGGTGGCGGAAAGCGCCACCTATTCCCTGTCGCTGGCAGACCCCAGCGCCAAGGTCGACGACCTGCGCCCCACCAGCAAGACATACTATGGCTTTGACGCAGTATTCAGCTGGGCATTCACCGGCAGCATTGCCAGCGGCGCGATCAGCGGTGCATTGCAGCAGGGATCCGCTGTTTTGCAGTACCGGACTGACAACATGGCTGACCCGGCAGATTTTGCAAGCGTCAGCGATGGCACAACCCATGTGAGTGTGAATTGCGGCACATTGCCCATAGGGAGCTACCAGTGGCGCGTTGTCGCCAAGAGCAGCGTGGGAACCACACACACTTCCAGCTGGGTGCAATGCACCAATGTCGAGGTGCCCGTCTCTGTAAAGGGAACAACGCCTGCGGCGGGTGCGTCCGCGCCCAGGGCGGTTACAAACCGCTTTAGCTGGGTGTTCAGCGTTGACAGCGATGACAGACCCGGAGATGTGACGCAGAAGAACGCGACACTGCACTTTAAGGCGAACAATGAGAGCGACTGGCATGAGGTTGCTGTGGCCGGTTCGCAGCAGTATACAGACGTGCCCGCAAACACCTTTGCCGAAGGCGCTACAACATTGGACTGGTATGTTGTGGCGATTGCGAATACAGGCACAAAGGTAACCAGCGACACGATCAACGTGTCCACACTGGACACGCTCAGCACGCCTGTGGCGGTGAGCCCCGCGGGCGAGTACATGGATGATGCTGTGCAGGGCATCACATTTGTGTGGAAGCATGCCAATGTCACCGGCACGGCGCAGACAGGCTGGGAACTGAGTTATTCGGCAGATAGCGGTGCGTCCTACACAGTGCTGGCCAGTGCGAATAATGCGGACAATAGCTATCAAGCGGACGCAGGCACGTTTAGCAGCGGCGTTATCTACTGGCGCGTGCGCACGAAGAATACGGACGGAGCGTTCGGCAGCTATTCCGGCGCGGCCATCTTTGCAATCCGCCGCGCCCCGGTGGCCCCGGTCATCTCCTACTATGACAACAAGCCGCTGGCAAAAATGCGGTGGCAGGCCAAAGAGCAGGACGGTTATGAAGTTGCGGTGGACGGCATCAGCCTGGGTGTACGATACGGCACCGGGAAGGAATGGCAGTCTGACGCCGTACTGACGGACGGAAAGCACACCTTACAGGTGCGTATCTACAACACCTATGGGGATGTATCGCCCTGGAGCAGCTGCGAAATCAATGTCCAGAATCAGCCCGGTGCGGCATTGGCTGTATATGCCGAGGAACGCTGGGGGGAGGTCCTGCTATGCTGGGGCGCCGACAATGGCTATATCCTGCGGGATGGCAAGCTGATTACCAAAGCAGAAGGCGGTACTTATACAGACCGCACCAGCGCAGCGGCACATCAGTACATTGTGCGCGTGTTCGATGCGGAGGGCTACTACACAGACAGCGCCCCGGTGCTGGCTGCGCCTAGTGTCCCCTACGCGGCCATTGGGCTGCGGGACGGCACGGACTGGCTGGCGATGAAATACGCCACCAGTTACCAGAATTACAGCAAGGCCGTCAGCCTGGGCGGCAGTTATCAGCAGTATTGGGGCAAGGAACGCCCCGTCTGGCACGATGCGGGGAATCGTGTGGTAACGCACACGATTTCCCACGCCTGCAAGCGAGAGGAAGAGCTGCTGGTGCTGCGCAGCCTAGCCGGTCAGGAAGTAATCTATAAGGACCGAGACGGGCACCTTGCCATAGGTGTGTTCAAGGACTTGCAGGAAAGCCGGGAGCACGGCTGCACGGCGCTGAGCTTCAGCATCACGGAGACACAGCAGGAGGCGGTGAAGTATGACCCGGTATGAGTTTGTCGCGATGCGCAGCGGTGCGCCCTACAAAGTGCTGAAAGTCCCTGCGGACACCACGCCGCAGATTCGATTTACCGGCAACGCCGAGGTGAAAAGCACCATCACCCTGACAATAGAGCCTGACGCGGATGTGAACTGGTTGACCGATATGCTCAGTGTTGTTCGGGTCGATAATGCAGATCGAGTTCCGCTGGGGCTATTCAACATTACCACCTGCCCCCGCAGTTTGGATGAAAACGGCAGTGAGACGCAGGAGCTGACCGGGTATGACCAGGGCTACTCGCTGCGCAACCTGAGCGTACTGGAACGCAGCCTGACGATTCGGGCCGGGACCCGGTACACCACGGCCATCCGGGAACAGCTGCTGGCGGCAGGTATCAACGTTGTCAGTATCATTGATACCAATGAGGTGCTTATGACGGATCACGCGTGGGAGACCGGCACGACCCGCTATGCGGTGGTGTCTGCCCTGCTGGCGGAGATCAATTACCGGGATATCTATTTCGACGGCAGCGGCGTGGCGGTTGCTGAACCGTGGGCACCGGCGTCCATCAATACCCGGACGCACCGCTATGGCGCGGCTGAGACGACCCTGCTGCGTATCCCCATGAGCGTACAGGCGGATACCTTTGATGCCGCCAATGTGTTTGTGGATATCGTGTCCAGTGCAGACCTTGACGCCGAACTGCGGGCCGTGGCCGAGAACGTCAACCCCACCAGTCCGCTGAGCATTATGCGGCGCGGGCGGCGCATTGTGAGCGTGGAGACCGTGGAAGGCATTGCATCGCAGACTGCCCTGGAGACCCATGTAAAAAACAGGATGCTGCTCAGCATGATGGGCGCTGCAAGTTATACGTTTACCACCTGCGGCGACGTGGAGCAGCCTCACAGGCTGAATGACAGCATCCTGATGATGCGGGATGGGATAGGGTTGCTGGAAGAACAGGAATGGGCGCTGGACTGCGTTCCCGGCGGGCAGATGACCCACACAGCAAAGAAGGTGTATTACAACATTGATTGAGAATTATCAGCAGCGCAAAGCACTGGAAGTGACCACGAAAAGCGGTAATATTGCCACGGTGAGCGCGGTTTACAGTGACGGCATTGCGCTGATCCTGCCCGGGGACACGGCTGCGTCAGATAAACACTACCCTTTTAATGCGGCGGTTCAGTTTGTGGCCGGTCAGCGGGTCCATATCGCCAGAGAATCCGGCACGATCATTGTGGAATACCCCATCGGGGGGACCGTGCAGAGCCAGAGCCTGGGAGGGTGATTCATGAGCAAGGTTACGATTTATTCGCCGCCGTCGGCAGCGCAAGTCAAAAACTGTACGGCAGACTTTGACCTGCGCCGTGCGCCGGTGCCGATACATTTAGTGCAGTTCGATAAAACAATACCGATTCTGGCTGTGGCACTGTATAAAGGCGGCACGGCCTACAAGCTGCCCGAGGATGCTGAGGCCAATGTGCGCATGGGCAAGCGCAACAACCTGTACGTTTACAACCCGGTGTTGGGGTGCAATGAGGGGCGCACCCTTGTATATGTGGCTGTCACGCCGCAGATGACCACCCAGGACGGCGTGTTCTACCCGATACTGGAAGTTCTGGCAGGTGGCGGTGTGGCGGGAACCTCTCCCCTGCAGCTGATTATCCAGCGCAATCCTGTACAAGAGGGGGACTTGGAGGATACCAGCGAAGCCCAAACGCTGGCAGACCTTGTGAGCCAGGCAGCTGCCAGCGCGAATGCTGCGGCTGATAGTGCCAGAATTGTGCAGGAAAATAAGGACGCCATTCAGAACGCGAATGAGAACATCGAGGCCATCAAGGCAGCCCCTGCCAACGCCAAGGCTGCTGCGGACAGTGCCAAGGAGGCCCGCAGCTGGGCCGTGGGCGATACAGCATCCCGCCCCGGCGAGGGCATGGACAACGCCAAATACTACGCCGCGCTGGCCCAGCAGGTCAGCCAGGGTGCGGTTGGGTGGTACCCCAATTACGAGGCGCTGTACGCGGCCCACGATACCGGCTACGACGGCAACTGGGCAATTGTGGGCGATACTAATACCATCTGGGTGTGGGACAGCGACACGGGTGTCTGGAAGGACACTGGTGAAAGCAGTAAGTTTGCGAATTATTACGATAAGACCCAAATTGACGCAAATTTCTACGGCAAGACCCAAATCGACGCAAATTTCTACGATAAAACGCAAATCGACGAAAATTTCTACGACAAGACCCAAATCGATGAAAATTTCTACGACAAGACCCAAATCGATGAAAATTTCTACGACAAGACCCAAATCAACGCAAAACTGCCCAAGCCGGTGACGGTTACGGTGGCAGCCAGCGCCTGGACTACCGGTGATTACACGGTGTCCTGGGACGACGGCAGCACGACCAGCTACACCACCTGCGCTTCAGTGACTGTTGCCGGTGTGACGGCGGACAGCCGGATTGCCGTAAGTGACCGAACCCGAGTTACGGACGAGGTGCGGATGGTAGCCGCGCTGGAACCCGGCGCGGGGGTGGTTAAGTTTTATACGAACAGTGCGCCGACGAGCGCGGCGGTGTTTGTTTTGGAGGTGAGCCAATGAGTGGAGCAGCGAATGGTCGTGCGTCAAGCGGCGCATCGCATAAGGAGGTATTGTGCAATATGACGAATAAACGATATTTTGCAGGGGGGCACTCTAAGCCCCGGATTGCCGAAAGGCGGTGTGGAACATGATCGTGCAAAATATGGCCGCTCTATGCCCGTACAGGATCGGCGATTACTTGCAGACAGAGAACCCCACGAACCCTGCCCTCAGCTGGCCCGGCACAAGCTGGGTGCAGGTGCAGGACCGCATGCTGATGGGGGCCAGCGATACCTACCCCGTGGGCAGCGAGGGCGGCGAAGCACAGCATACGCTCACTGTGTCAGAGATTCCGTCCCATCAGCATCAGCTCCACGGATGGGCAATCCAAATCGCATCCGGCTCATTAACGCAATATGCACCAACTCACCCCTACGACAAGTACGACAACACAGAACTTACGACCCGTCCAGCGGGTGGAGGTAAGCCCCACAACAACCTGCCCCCTTACCGTTCGGTGCATATCTGGCGTCGGACAGCTTGATCCCCGAGATGGGGTGCGTGGCATGATCTGCGCAAACCCCGACAGTCAGGTATCGGCGGCGATGCAGACCATTATGGAGCTTCCGATTCTCATGGCGTTCGCCCTGCTTTCTGCATCGATTAAGGAGTTGATATTATGAGATTATCCGACGGCGAGGTGCTGCTGCACTGCCCGGCTTTGCAGGATGACGTTAATAAAATTTATAGTCTCTGCAAGGAACTTGGTCTTGTGGAGAAGAATCTCTATAAAACCGAGGAGGTGGAATAAGGTGCACGTTATTAAACTTGATGGCTACAATGCCACCACAGAGAATGGTGAAAAGCTGGAACTCGGTACATTTGACAGCTTTGGAGAGGAAAAACTTCAAATTGTTAAAGCGCCGGACTGGGCAAATTTAAGCGTAATAGCGACATTCAATCCCCCTAACAGGAAGCCTGTTCAAGCTGTTGTTGATTCCGTTACTGGCGTTATTAAAGTTCCAAAGGAAGCTACGGCTGGCTGGTACGGCGTTGGAACGATTGTGTTTATAGGCTTTGCAGACGGCGTACAGCGCATTTCTTCAGATGTTGAATACATTGTAAGGAGACACTCAAATGCAAGCGGTACAGAGCCGGCAGAGCCTACGCCGAGTGTCGTGGAACAGATTCTCACGGAAGCACAGAACGCAAATGTAAGCTCTGCTGAAGCCAAGAAAACCGCCACTGACGCAAAAGACATTGCTCAAAGCGTTAGAACTGATGCTGATAACGGCAAGTTTAACGGTGCAAAGGGTGACACCGGTGCTAAGGGTGATACCGGTGCAGCCGGTAAAGACGGCCTGACACCCCACATTGGTGAAAACGGCAACTGGTGGATTGGGGATACCGACACCGGCATATCGGCCAAGGGTGCAAAAGGCGACACCGGTGCTAAGGGCGACCCGGGCGCAGATGCAAAGGTTGATGACAGCAGCATCGGGGACGCGCCGTGGAGCAGCAAGAACATCGTAGACATGCTCTGCCCACCGCTGGAAGAAAGCGGCAACCCTGTTGTGTGCTACCCTGTGGCGGGCTATCCGCTGGGCGTGAAAGCAAAGTGGGAGCCGGTGCAAGAAGGCAGCGGAACACCCAGCCCCGAAAACATTCGTCCCATCAAGGGCAGGGACAGCGTGACGGTCGAACGGTACGGGGAGAATCTGCTGAATCCAAAAGAGAACAACTATGCCACTTATACACCGTATGGCTTAACGATAAATTACATTGGGGATAACAAGGTTCATTTAAAAGGAACTTACAACCTTGAAGGTGGAGGTGGTAGCTTCGTCATCCTTAGCACCAATCAAAAACTTCTTGCAGGAAGAAATCTGAAAATCACCGGATTTACAATAGAGGGAACGAAGCAAACTTACAGGCTTTACGGACTACGGACAAAAGATGAAACTGCTATTGCTATGCAGGCAGAGTTTGCAAAAGGCGATGTTATTGATATGACTGTTGCGATTGTCGTATCGAAGGACAATCCCACCACCTACACACCATACATCGGAAGCACCAACACACTGACCCTGCCTGAAACCGTTTATGGCGGTGAGGTGGACGCGGTGACTGGAGATGGAAACAATAACACAAAGGTTATCACGATGGACGGCAACGAACTGAAATTCAGTCAATCCAGCATCTATTTTAACCTCCCGATGCATTCTGCACCGGGGATTTTAGCACGTGGAATTATTTGTTGCAGTCACTTTGACAGCAAGCGTTTTGGCGTGAATACAAATTACGAGTTTTGTTTTATGTTAGCGTCTGATATAGCTGATCTGTTTGCCAACGTTGACGACCTGAATGCCTACCTTGCCGCCCAGTACGCCGCAGGAACACCTGTGCAAGTCTGCTACAAGCTGGCAGAGCCTGTGCCCTTTACCGCCACTGGCGGGGCGGCGTTGCCCGCACTTGCAGGAGCAAACACCGTACTGACTGACGCCGACAGCGCGACCGTTACTGGACGCGCAGACCCAATTAAACGGATCACCGATTTGGAAGACGCGGTTGCATCTCAAACCTGAAAGGAGAAATAAAATGGCGATTAAAAGTAAAGCACGGCACGACTTAACCCTGCGCAGCATCAAGCGGGAAATTGGCGCGGGGCGGGACGTTGCGTTCTGGTTGGACAAGGCGTACACGCACTACGACAATAGCCTGCTGACCGAAGAGGACATTGCCGAGGTGGAGACGCTGGCGCAGGCGTATTATGATGCGCTGGACGGCGCACCTGACGAGGAAGGATGAGAACCTTGAAAAATACTGTAACGAAGGATCAAAATCTGCTGTATGAGGAGAGGTTAAAATGAGACTTTCAAACGGTGAAGTGCTGCTGCGCTGGCCTTTGGCACAGCACATCATCACGCAGGGCTGGTACTACAACGACGGCAGCTTGCATCAAGCCATCGACCTGCGCACCCAGATTGACAACATGTATATCCGCCCGGTCTATGCCGCCGAGGACGGCACCGTGGATCAGACCCAGGACTGGGACGGACACACGCGGACGGGTATGCAGAGCTATGGCAACATGGTGCGTATCAGACACGCCGACTACAAAAGCAAGACCTTGCAGACACGGTACGCCCACCTGTCCAGCTATTGCGTCAAGTACGGCCAGAGGGTCAAAGAGGGCGAGATCATCGGCTACAGCGGCACTACCGGCAATGTGTTTGGGGCGCACCTGCATTTTGAGGTCATCCTGGGCGGCAAGCGCACCAACCCGCTGGTGTGGCTGGACAACGACTTCACCACGGCAAGCGGGCAGGTGTTTACATACCGCCCCGGCGAGCACGCTGTACAGCAGCCGGAGCAGGCCGCCAGCGGCGCGCAGACGGCCCAGAACGGCACCGGCAAGCTGCAGGTCATCACGGTAGGGCCTGTCTCGCAGGGCGATGCAGACGCCGTCTTTGCCGTGTGCCAGAGCCGCGGCCTGACGGATGCTGGGCTGTACAAGAGCGAATGGGTCTGAGGTGGTGCCAATGGAGCAGATTATAATCGCGCTCATCACGGCCGGGCTGGGCCTGGTGGGCGTGATGGTAACGAACTACTTCAACAACAAGAGCCTGAGCGACAAGGTCACACACCAGCTGGAGGTTGCGCAGGCCGTAACGGACACCAAGATCGAGGAGCTGACACGCGAGGTGCGGACGCAGAACAACTTTGCGCAGCGCATACCGGTGATGGAAGAAAAAATTGCTGTCGCGAACCATCGCATTGACGATCTGGAGCGGCACGAGGAGAAGGAGAGGAAAATCTGATGCAGGACTTCTTGAAGAATCTGGCGGCGCTCATCAAGGTGAAAACCATCGTCACCCTTGTGGTTGTTGCAGTTTTCGCAATTCTTGCGCTGCGGGGCGGCCTGCAGCCGGACACGGTGATGACGATCGTCACCATGGTAGTGGCGTTCTACTTCGGCACGCAGACCGAAGGGAAAAGCAACGGCAAATAAGTAAGCGGCAGGCTGCTCAATGTGGGCAGCCTGCCGCTTTTTTATGGTGATTTTTGGGGCGGATTACTACGAACTTTTTACGAACTTTTGGCCGATTACGAACCATTTACGAAACATTATCAGACAGTATTTAACAGTATCTAGCACTATCTGATAAATGAAAAACCGCGATACACCAACCTTTGCAGGTTGTATCGCGGTTTTTACATTGGCGGAGTAAGAGAGATTTGAACTCTCGCGGCGGTTTCCCACCCTACGCCCTTAGCAGGGGCGCCTCTTCGACCTCTTGAGTATTACTCCACA